TGATATTAAAGAGAAGTGATAGTAAACATCCCCCACAAAGGAATAATACTGCCTTATCTTAACTAAGTCTCTAAACCTTCTTTTACTTCTAACTGCCTTTACATCGGCATTGAACAAAGTACATATTTCTTCTAGTAATTGTTCGGGGGTTGTTATGAGTATCATAATCTTTTAAAATTTAGTCGGTTACGAAAATAAGGATTGTTGTTGAAATTCCCCTACCTTATCTAAAACTTCTTTAGTGGGGAGTGATTGCGTTTCATTATCAAAATTAGTCTGTAACCCGCTATCCTTTGGAGTAGATACCAAAAGATATTGTGCATAGGTACATTCGTTATTAAACCTATCGTGTGCGGTCTTTGGTACTGTTGAAATATCCCATCCCCCACGCCTTAATAACAATATACTTTGACCTATTCGAGTATGCCCGTAAAGTTGTATTGCTTGCCAACTTGTAATTGTTTTGTACTTCATTAAGTGGGCTACTACCTTCCCGTGCTTAGTTACCTTAGCCGATTGTGTCGGATTTTTCTTTTCCATTTTCTTTTATTTTAGTATCAACAAATAATTTTACCATATCCCAATGTTCTAGGTCAATGAAACACTTCTCATCAAAAGGGGAGTTAAAGTCGTTAGTAAATATAATGTTCCCGAACCCCACTTCAACAGAATTATGTTTATCGTATTTAAAAACTTCACTCATAATGTTTGTTTTTCAAGTCCCATATAATAACCAATATTACCACTACTAAAGTACTCTTTTTGTCCTTTTTTATGCCCCGTTTCATATTGATAGACGTGCATTTTCTTATTCATTTTTTTGCCATCGGGGGCTATGTCACTATCCCCCACATATATTATTTTTTGCCTATCAAAAATAAATGAATCAGGGGGCTTAAATTCTTCTATCATAATTCTACTTGTTTAGTCCTATAAGGTTTCTTTTTATTACCACCGAATTTATGACCGAGGGGAAAGTTGTGTTTCATAATTTATTATATTTAAGTGGTTTATAACTCCATATCATTCGGCATCCTTACCGCCGTTACATAGCATTTAACTGTATAGGCTATCATTGTGGCAATCGTTAGTAGTAGCATGGGTAGGGGGTTAGTCGTGAATGTTGTAAACGTGAATAGTATCATTTATTAACCAGTCTGCAATTTGTGGGTCGGATAAACTTTTGAATATTAATTCGTCTCCAGATACCAAGTCTTTAATATCACTCATACAATATCTAGCCTTAATAATAAAGCCGCCAAAAGTGCGATAAATTCTAAATTCAGTACCTTCATTATCTTTCCTAATATCATCGTCAAATATCTTTACATCTTTACAATCGGTTATCCAAATATATTGGCAAACCGTTTCGGGTACAACCTCTATCGTATCCCGATTTTCATAAGTCCTGATGAAGTGCATATCATCGTCTTTATTATACTCGTAGAATCCCTTTACCCATTCGCCGTTATCTACTCGTTTTGCCTTGAAAAGTACTTGTCTCATTTTATTTATTGGTTAATTGTGAATTAAAAATGTGTTTCCGATAACCTCATTAAAGCCTCTTTTTTATAGTATGCTTCTTGCTTTGGGTTTTGTCTATAAAGCCTTAGTGCGTTCTGCTTATTCAATGAAGGGATATAAACACATCCATCATTTTTTATTAAGTCATTAATACCACTATAATCTTTACGGGCTGCCTTATGAAAACTAATGTCTTTATTAGAGTTAAATTTAGCTTCTTTGATTACCATAGTTGCCTCGTGTATTTCCCAAAGTTTATGCCCTGATTTTGGGGCAAGCGTTCCCGTTAATAGTAATTCAGTTTCTTGCTGATTATTTTTCTTAGCAGTAATCTGTATCCTATCTTTTAGCTTGTCGTGTGCTTGTAGTTCTTTCATTTCTTCTAATTTTAGGTGTTTTTAGTAAAGGCATCCAATAGTAAACTTCTTTTACGCAATTTAATCCATAGAAAAAAATGCCATTTTTAAATGATAAAATATCCTGATTATAAAACTTTCGTTTATCTGTTTGGTAATTAAGATAATAGCAATAAACTCTTACTCCCCATTTTTTCCGCTTATCATCTGGCAACTTATCTTTTACACTTATCCATTCCATTTCTTATCATTTAATATATTATCTAATTGCTTTACCACTTCCCTTAACTTACTCCATTCTTGTTTCACCTGTTCCAATCTTTCATTTTCGTCTACACCTTTCCACATAGGGCAACCCTTACGGATATTTCTTTCGTGGGCGAAAGCATCTTCTAATAGGTCACGAAGGGAGGGGGTTAAAGCATCCTTGCCAAATATATTTTCAGTAAGCGTTTCAGCCATTCTAGTACGCTTATCTTCTTCGCTTTCTTCCTTTACTTCTACCCAAGTTCCATCTGCGAAGTTTGACACTATTTTATCAACAGAAATTATTGAAGGTAACGAAACGCCAACTATCCCATATCCTTCACTTTGCTTCTTTAACTCCCAAACAAATACTTCTCCTTTGCATCTAAACTTCACCCCAGTCCAATCTCTTTCAGTTTCCTTTTCATACAACATACCCTGTTCTTCTGCTAGGCGTTCGATGTCTGACAACTTGAAGATATATAAAAGAGCCCCCCTATATTCTTTTTTTTCTGCAAGTATTTCGGTATTAATATGTTTCCCGAAAGAAACTAAATCTTCATTCCTCTTTTGTAATCCTAAATAGTGTTCATTTGTGTTCGTGACATTATACGCCGTCCCCTTCGGTATCACGGGCAACCTAGCCCCCTTAATTGTGAAATCTACTTTTTTCATTTTTGTTTAGTTTAATTGTTAGCAATATTTTTACCATTGTGCATTTTAACATAAATAACTGTTCCCTCGTCTGTTTCGGGTTCGTCTTTTATTAGAGGGGATAGTAATGTATTTAGATTATCTACAAAATCAACTACTTGTACCATATCCAAATAATCATCTAACGTTAATAAATTACTGCCACATTTAGGGCAACGTTTATTAATAAATTCCTTTAGTAATTCATATTTAGTTTTTTCTGTGTAACCACACCCTTCTTTGTCGCAATCAATTTCAGGGTCTAACTTTTCTATTAAGTCGTTCATTGTTAAGGGGTTTAATTGTTAAGTAATGCGTCTACATCAACGCCACGAGCCTTCATAACTTTTGAAAGTTCCCGGTAAATAACTTGTGCCAAGTTTTCGTTTGTACCGTTCCCATTGATATACTTATAGTATGTGGGGTTACTACAAACTTTAGGCTTTCCTAATTCGCCACGCTTTGTAAGGTATTCAATGTCACAAAGTTTTACTTTGGGCTTTAATGCTACCAATTTACTATTGGCTAAATCTAATTGTTCTCCTGCTATCATATTATTAGTGTTTAATTAAAGTGAGATAATTCTATATAATTGTGGGTAATTGTCAAATGTGGTTTTAGCTATTCTTGCGTAGCCGCTATTATTAAACCATACATATTTATCACTAACCCGTGTGATTGTTTTTCTTTCCCAGATTTTAACTCCATTTAATGCTTCTATTATAGAGCCTACTATTAAATCTTTACCTTTCATTTTTATTTCATTTTTAATCTGATGCAAATATATAGGTATAATTTGGAATAGCAATAATTTTATTTGTTAAATTTTATTTTAAAACTTTAACAATATTTATTTAATAGTTTCAATAAATACCCTTACTTTTGCTGTATCAAATTAAAAAATAGAAAAAATGAAAAGTAATCACACATAAGGGGAATGGAAAGTAGAAATGTTAGGTAAGTCATATAAAGTGGCTACTGACGAGTTATTAATAGCTGATGTTCATGGCTTTAATGAGGTTGATAGACAAGCTAACGCCCAATTAATAGCAAGTGCGCCTGATATGTATGAACTATTATATCAGATTGAAAAAATTGAACCATTAAGGGGTAATAGTGATTTTGAAGTATTATTATATAATGTAAGGAAAATACTCGCCAAAGCAGAAGGTAATATTTAATCACAAGTAAAACTAAAAAAAATGAGACACGAGAAAGTAATTAAACGAGAAGATGGAAAGAAAGTTCGAATAGAAATAAAGTTAGGTACTAATTGGTACAGTAATATCCCATATTGGTATGAAGTACAAGTTAGATATAAAGACCCTAGAAAACGCTTATGGCTTGATGTTTTCGATGGTAATGACTTTAGGTATAGACGATTAGATAGTGAAGGTAGAAAAGCATTTATATTAGAGCAACAACTACTTCACGCCACCCCGTCCGAAATACTCGAAGCTAAACTAGAATTGTGGAACTTAATTAAGCCTTGTTAATTTATGACCCCCGAATCTATCTACACCTTCATCGCAAGGTGTGACGGGATACCAACTAGCGAAGCACTGATGCAGATGCAACTGGATAGGTATAAAAGATTAATGAAACACCCCCGTAGTGATAAGCATAAGACTTATTTAAGAGAGGGGATTTATAACACTAAAAAAGTATTGAAAAATGTCTAACATGAACCATTGTATGTTTGAAAATACATACGCCGACTTGAAAGATAGTCTTGAAAAAATGGACAATAACCACTACGATGATTTGTCCGAAACAGAACAAAAGTATTTTAAG